CCAGTCATTGTTCCCTAACAGGTAAACATTGCTTCTAATCCTTCTTACGAACATTGCTTCAACAAATGCCCCTGAAAGTATCAAATCGACCATCCCTTGTGCCTGTGGATTCATCCTTGCCTTGAAATCGGAGTAAGCAAAACTTTGATATGGAACAGGCGTTCCGTCACCGTAAATATCTCCTTCCAAGAAATCCTGTTCTTTGAGCATCTTGATAGTTTTTTCGTCCTTGATGATAACCTCAAACGCCAGTTTTTCCAAAGTGGGGGTTCTTCTCACTCGGTTTACCCTTCTTAGATATTCTGCTGCACTTATACTCATTTTGCTTTCTCGCTTTTCTTGTATGCGCTTTTTTCCAAAGCCACAAACACAGATAATACCATTTTGTCATTGATAAGACTGTTGTTAGGCAATGCGTTGGCTAATGATACAATCCTATCGTAAAAGTCACCTTCTTCAGTCTTGTTTCCGCTTTTTATGCTGTCCATCTGCATCTTGACTATTGCCATTTCGTTTTCCAACAATCCGATTTCAATATCAAGAATCCTCTTTACTTCATCGACAAAAGGAACGTCAGGATTTATTATGATGCCATATCCTTTCTTGACTGCCTCAATGAAAGCCATCCTCATTTCTTTTGTAGTCTTTTCATAGTAGTAAAACGCCAAACTACTTCTGAGAACGTCGATTTTGTATGCGTTTGCCATCATTTCTGCCTGTAACCGCAGATATTCCTTAGCTGTCTGATTATCAGACTTTAAGAAGTAGTCATCATAGATTTGCATAAACACTTCTTCCAACCCTTTTTCTTTCGGTTTGGGTTTTAGCTGCTGATAGTCTTTTGTTTTCAGAATGTCGAAGAAGACTTTTGCAGGAATGGTTTCTATGCTGTCATATTTTGGCACGGTATCGGTTTAAGCAAAGATAGCTGCCAAATTAGGCAGCTATCTCATTCGTAGTAATTAACATCGCAAAAATTAAGCTAATGGCGTATAACAATTACAAAGATACTAATTTTCCCGTCCATATTTAGGCGGTTTTAATTTCTTTGCATTACGTTTCGTTTCGTGTGGCTTTTTTTCAAAGATAAAGTCCTTGTTTTCAACGTCTTCCATTTCGTTTTCAATGACCTCTGTTTCTTGAAATACCTCTAATTCAGAAACAGATTTCTTTTTTCCACCGCAGCCACACCCACAATCGTTATGTTTTGGTGGATTGTCGATAAATTGCATAATCAACCCAATGTCCTTTTGTTTTGTATTTTTTAAAATCCAATCTACCTTGAACTCGGTTGTCTGTTTGCAAAACGCTTTTGCGCTTTCTCCGTTTAAGATTACATCAAATATCTTCATAACAATTGTGTTTACCGTTACGGTGCAGGTGTAATTTCTGCTGATTTCCCTTTATAGAATCTTGTTCCGATTTTGGCTACTTCCACACCTGCAACCGCATCATAAAGGGCTACAATGTATTTGTCAGTCACAGTAGGAGCAGTTGTAGGTTGGTACTCATACTCGGCTGTCGCATCATTGTAAAGCAAGGAAAGTGCTGTTATTGGGTCGTCCACACCATTTTTGAACGATTTGATATTGGCAATATCAATCGCTTTTAATGGGGTCAACTGATTCATAGCAAACACCGCTTTGAAATATACTTTTCCGTCAGCCACACTCGCACGACCTGTGATAACAATGTCGGTAATCGGGCTGATGTCAAAGTTAGGGTTGAAATCCAATACAGAGGCATCCAATAATGCCACATCACGATTGAACTGAACCTCATTGGTCAATTGCATCGAAACTAAAACGTGAGATGATGCAGAACCATCCGTGAACATATACGTTCCGTTGTTCAACATACCCAAGTCAAAACCTGTGAAGTTTTTACCATTTGTTGCCCCTGCAATCGCCCCTGATGAGAATACTTTCAGTACATCAAATGCTTGGAATGAGTTGTAAGTGTATAATGCACTCGCCCATTTCCATCCACCTTTAACGAACTTGTATGTGAACTCAGGAAGACCGTTTCGGACAACCGTTTTGATTCCACCCTGAAATTCTTCTGTGGTTGCTTCAGGGGTTTTGTTTTCTGCTTGTACGGCTTGAAGGACAGGTACAAAGTTGCCAAGTTGAATCTGTTCGTTTACATACTCAAGATTGAATTCTTCAGTAGCTAAATCTAAACTCCATCCTTTTGGAACTATGATAAAACCTGTCAATCTACCTTCTTGAATTATACAGTCAGGCAACCCAAGATTGATGCGGTTCGCAATACAATCTCTTTGATTAATTTTAATTGACATATTTTTAAAATTTACGTTAAACAATTGATGTTTGATTTGTTGATTCTTGCCTTGAACTCAAGTCTTCGGGCATCAACAATGTCAACTGTGACTGCTTTGGTCTGTTTTGGAAGATTACTTGTGAAATCGAACCTGTCTAAATCAACTCCGTAGTTTGGAATGTCAAACGTTTTGTACACATCCTCAAAGTTTGAGTACACTAACTGCACTACGTTATTGTTCTCCACCTCTTGCATTATTTGGTCGGTGAGTTTGTTAAGTATGTTGGTGTAGTTGATAAGTGACCGAGTATCGTTGTAGTATTCGGTCTTTGTCGCTGTAAACAGTACAAAACAGATATGACCTGTCATTGTTTCTGTCATACTATGCTCCATATTATCAATTATGTACCAAATGAGAGGATATTTTTGTTTACCGTTTCTGCCCTGAATCCATCGTGCCAACTCTTTGTTGTCACCAAAGTGGAATTGCACAAGTTTAGTAACTTCTGTCTTGGTCTGTAAATCGCTTGAATACTCATCGTATGTGATTTCCATTCCTTCAAAAATCTTTCTAAATATGCTTGATGCAATCATAAGAATCTGTTTTCAAAGTCAACAAATACATAATTCGCAGTAGGGTAATCCTCTCTTTTGTCCATTAGGAACTGATTTAAGCTAACAAAATCACCTTCAGGCATATAAGCTACCATTGCGACAAATTCGTTCCATATCGGGTAAAATTTGTTGGCTGCATTGCCTAATTTGGCGTTTTTCGGGTCAATGATATTAGCGTTAAGGTTGCCATCTATCCTACTTTTATCGATGAAGTATTTCACCCAAATGTAGTTAGTGAACAACGACTTAACGTGTTCCCCGATTTTGTAAGCCAGTCCATTCCATTTCTTTCCATCATACTCAACACCATTCACCAAATCCAACCACTTTTGGGGTGCTTCAGAGGTTAAAACCCCGTCAATCATAAAACTGTCAAATTCATTGAACAGTTCCAATCCCAAAAGGTTCTGCATAAACAACCTAATCTCTGTATCAATAAGTTGAATGAGAAACTCCTTGTCACCACTTTGACTTTCGTTTATGTTGGCAATCAGGTACTTGCCTGTGAAATATTTCTCATCTATTATATACATCGCTTATTTTTTTTGTTGTCCTTGAGGTTTTGCTTTAGGTTTTTCTTCTTCTTCAGGCTTGATTTTAGCCACTTTCTGTTCTACAAGCATACCTGCTATGTCTTCGCTGAAAATAGCTTCATCTCCTGCCTTACGGTTGCTGTAATCTTTGATAAACACAACCATTACGTCACCTTTGTCCATAATCAAATAATTAAGTTGCCAATGTTGTAAGTGCTGCTGTGATGTCAGTCACTTTTCTGAATCCCGTTCTATCCACGTTACGGATAAGGAATAACATACGTTTACGCCCTTTGATGGTAACCATATCTTCAACAAATCCAGTTCCTACATAATCTCTCGATAATGTAACAGCCCCTTTTTCGTAGATTCTTCCGTATCGTGAATCTCCTACTACTAATTGGTTGTCAGGAATGTTGTTGTCTTCGATGATTTCCATCGCCCCGATATTGGTTTTGTCAGGGAAGATGTAACCTTTATTCGCATCTTTTTTCAATTGCAATCTGTCAATTGTATTGGCGTTCATTGCAACGAAATTTGGCATATATTTTGAACCTCTGTTCAAAACGATGTCGGTTCTCACTTTTTTCACAAGGTCATAAATGTTAGCATCCACAATCCCTGATGCAACCGCAGTATATGCAGGTGCTTGGGTCATAATGCCCGACATATTATCGCCTGTTCCTGCTCCAGTTGCAAGTTGTGCATCTCTAACAACCTGAATGTTCACGTTGATAAACATATCCAACTCAGCAGCAGCACTCGCTTCATCTTCTCCGAATTCTTCTGAAACTGGCAACGTATCACCAATTTTTTTCAAATCCATTGAGTATTTGGCGAATTTCGCAGTAGATTCAGGGAAAACAGCACCTTCAGCAACCATAGCTGCTGCTCTTACTGTTGTAGCCTCATCCCAATCGT